TCAAATACAGCCTGATCGAAACAAACCCGATTGCGAGAACTTGCAACAGTAACGCATTTCTCGCCAGTAGGTGGTTCTGGTTGTTCGCCAATTTCTTCTTTGGTGGTTGTATCTGGAATTAATGTTGGCGGTGCAGCAGTAACTTGACTTCCTACCGTCTGCACGGCAGGAGTTTCTGCCTCAACCTGAATCTTAGTTGCTGCTTTATTTTCAGTGCTCTTATTATACTTAACATAGCTATCTTTCAAGAACTTAATCCAGCCTTGTTCACCAGCATACTCTGTGCCATACCTTTTGTTTATTGATCTTTCAGATTCTGAATATATTTTAACCAAAGTTGGCCAAAGTTTATCAACCTTTTGGTCTATCGTCGTAGTAGAGACTTCTTTGTTTTTTGCTTTTGCACTGGCAACTTGCCATTCTTTCCAACGAATGGTTGCTTCTTTCTTATCAATTGTTAGTGGGTTTGCCCACAGCCACTGATACTTACTGGTGATGTAATCATCAACACTGCCCTTTCCTGCCTTTCTGTAAAGCATCTCACGATAAATCCAAAGATACATAATAGTGTATCTTGTTTCATCAATACCATATTTGATGGATGTTTTGATTGCTGTATCTTTTAATGATTTCTGTGTCATAGCTTCAGCAACCTGCGCACCACCAAATGTCTTTTTGTTTTCTGTTTTTGTAACTGGCGCAGGCGGTGGTGCAGCAGGAACAACAGTTGGTGGTGATGGTTCTTTTGGCAACACATCTGCTTTCTTTATGATTGATGCAATGCCTGTTTGAGGATCTGTCTCTTCAACATCCTTAACCTCAACATTATCGATGGCATTACACATCGTTTCTTTAGAGATCTTAGGTAATCCATCGCCACCAAAAAAGTTTGGAATCTCTGGTGCTGGACCAACTTCACATACCCAAGAACCACCAGCTTCTCTGCATTCATCTTCTGTACTTGCTGCGCCAACCCCACCAACACAATTACAAATAAGTGTCATCTCTCCTGGCTTGGGAAATGATGGGATTTCTGTGCTTGATAATGCACCACTTAAACCATCAAATGCTCCACTCAATCCGCCACTAACACTAGAGGCTGAATCTCCAAAGAAACTTGACAGCGAACCAATACCACCTTGAATTTGAGAAACAAATCCTTCATCTAAATCTGCTTGCAGAACTTCTTCAGTACAAACCCAAGATCCACCAGAATCTAAACATTCATCTTCAGTAGAAGCAAGGGGATCTCCGCCAACGCAATTGCAGCTAAGAACGGTGTCTCCTGCTTTTGGTAATGGAGGCATTTGGAAATTCTCAAAGAAATCTCCCATCGCTGGTGATATTGTTTTGATTTTATCGTTCAGATCTGGAACTAGCCCACCAAACTTTTCTTTGATGCTCTGCACGCCTGATGCAAAGTTTGCAGGAGAAGCATTATTGAGGGCAAGAAGTTCTTCTTGTAAATTGTAATTCTCTACTTCCTTACATTCCCAAACACCACCAGTTGCTAAACAAGATTCTTCATCAAATGAAAGTGGGTCACCACCAACACAATTACAAACTGTTGCTGGTCCAGTTGCACCAGAAGTCAATCCAGAAAATCCTTCGTTCATTTTCTTTTGGATGTCTTCCATACTACCAAGACCTGACAGTCCCTCGGTCATCTTAGATTTAAGATCCGCTTTACTGTCAGTAATCTTTTTTAGATCAGGATTTTGTAAATCGCAAATTGCCATTCAATCAATCTCTTAATTTGGAGTAGATGTTTCTGCGCCAGAAATACCAGCTGGGTCAGTATGTGTGTGGCTAACATGGGAAATCCCAGCAACAACAATATCGCCAGCAGTGTATGTTTGAGCTGATGTTGCTGCCGTTTCAGTTTTTGTTCCTGTTACAGTAACTGTTTGATTCGCTGCTGTCTGAATTGTCATATTACCCTTTGATGTTACATAGTGAACGCCAAGGTTTGTTAATTTATAATCGCCAGTTGCAAAGAACTGAGTATTACCAAATGTTGTCAGCGCAAAGTCTTCATTGACTGTTAGTGTATAATCTTTTTGTACCACAAGAACTTTTTCGCCAGTAGCAACCTGTTCTACACTATCACCTTTGATTAGTGTGAGGAAATCATTCTGTCCAATGTTAGTTGCTCTTGTCTTACCAATCTCCGTTTCAAGATTGAAATTGACTTTTCGTTGCCAAGACTTCTTACAATCAAACGACACATCACCTTCAACTTCTAAATGATAGTTGCCTTTGATTAATTCTCGTTTGTCACCTTCAACAGTTACATTATAGTCGCCGCTGATGTACACATTATTGTCACGCAGCAACAACTCGTAATTGTCACCAATAACCTTTACTGTTTTCGTTCCATCAACAACAACCTCTTCATATGTGCCAGAAGGATGATAGCGATGGTATCTTTCAGAACCTTCAGTATCATCAATCTCAATGAGATGTCCGTTTTCTGTCTCATATACATGATTGTGTGGATACAAAGAAAGCGAATTATCCGCTGCTGGTTTCTCTTGCCATGTGTACAGTGTGTAGTATGACGATGCACGATCAGGAGCAACCGATGTAATCTTTGGAGGGCGAGCAGTTGGATATTGAATTGCCTCGCCGTCATCATTCACACGACCTGCGTTCTTAGCAATTCTTGCTGGGTGTTCTTCACAAGTTGCTGCTCTTGCTGCAATGTTTGTGTCAGGAATACCTGGAACTCTTGGGAACACACCAAACGGATCATTAAACCCAGTAAATGGATCTGGTTCGTCAACTGGAACACCTGGAATTGTTCCAAAGATAACTGGCTCTTGCGCACGCTCGCCGTCCATGAAGAACCCAACAACCCAGCTTCCTTCTACAATACCAGTTGGTGAGTGCCCAATACCAGATACAGAAGCAGATTGAATTCCATTGATAGGAACTGCCCAAGGGAGCATATCTGTTGGAATTTGACCTTTATCTTCAGAGTGGAAACCAAATGCACGCACACGAACACGACCCATTTGTACTGGATCGTTTCTATCCTCTACGACTCCGACAAACCAGACGAAGTCTTTACCCATGAAGTTGCGCATTATTCGCTCGTCTTATTCTCTGTGTTTGCTGTCACTGGAATCTTGTTTTCTGGCTCAACAATTTCTTGCAGAAACACACCTTCTTTAATTTCTTTTGCTTTAAATGGTTTGAAAAAATTCACCACTTCATCTAAAAATTCAGCCATGTTAACTCTCCTGAATCTGTGTATCTTTCACGCATTCGAATACAGTAACGAATCTACTTTCTGCACCAACATTAGTAAATTTATTTCTGAGCTTTGTAATTATATATTTCCCCGACAATTCTTTGTCGAGCTTAGTGTCTTTTGAATCAAACAGCCCATCTTTGATAGGGAATTTTAGCAGAACCGTATCACCAACATTTAATGCAGTTGTTCCAGGAACAACAACAGACAAGATATTATGCATGATGTGTTCGGTGTACGATCTTCTGGAACCAATAATCCCATCAATTCTTTTTGGAAGATGATTCTCGTCTTTAAATATTTGGCAGCTGCAGTCATGTCCCTGTCGTGTAGTCATTAATGTGACATTTACATCAGGGTTTGCGCTACCTTTTTGTTTGTATGGTTGCAGCTTCTTAAACTTATCAAATGATTTTTGATAATCAAAGACCTTTACAGACTTGGTCTTTTTAAGAACATCAAGTCTGATTGTTTTAGATGCAAACAATCCTGCTTTTGCACTCTCAAGAATATTGTTTTCTTTCTTAACATTATATGAGATGATCTTTCTTTGGTCACGATCAGCTTCATTGGTATTAAACTCAGTGTAGTAATACTCCATAACAGGAGTGCTTTCAACCAGAGTGCTTAGATTCCAGAAGTTGAATCCATAATAGTTCTCATAGAACAGATACTGAGGAATGTGATCCTTTGAGTCTGCTTCGTTTGAGAAAAATTCAAGCGTGTCATCTACAGAAAGATTAGGAATGATGAAACGATGCTTTCCCGATGTTTCTTCTACAACAATTGTCTTTTCGATCAGTGTTTTGAAGTCTTTTAGAATGCTAGAATAGACATCTCTTACTGTTCTGGTATACAAATATTCTCTGGTGACACTATCCACCATCTTTGAGATTTCATTTCCTTGTGATCCACCATATGCTCTAGAGATTTTTCTGGTGAATGATTCAAATGCTTCAAGACTGATGCCAGAAAGAATATAAACTTCTGTTGAATCGCTTTCTTTTGTTCTTGCTTTTCTCTCGTACATAGAGAAACAATTTACAATAATCGGATTATTTTCCGAGTAGTATTGCATGAGCAACAATTCACCACCAGTTAGACCACCGTTAAGGTTATCTTCTTCATTCGATGGGATGCCACGACTGATAGAGATAGAGTCTTTCATTACAATTTCGCAAGTCATGTAATGGCTGAAAAGATCCTGAAACACATTCACTTCCACCACCAGATCGGTGATGTCAAATGGTTGTCCTGCCGTTGGAATCAGGAGCAGCTTTTCAAACTTTGCCTTCATTAAATACCATTCCTAAGAATATTCTTCACTTCATCTCTAACTTGTGGTAGATATCTTTTATCAAGGATTTTGATATGGCGTTTTTCTTCATTAAGTTCCAACTCAACATCAAAGCAAGAAGGTGCTTCTCTTTCACTCTCACCAAGACTATTATATGTCGTCTGATCAACACGAACATATCTTTGTGGAATGATTGTGCCATCAAACTTAACAATCTTTTCTGAAAGAATTTTTCTGTAATGGTCAACCTGCGCTTGCGCTGCAGCAATGCTACCATATTTGCCTATGATGAAATCATTAAATTCTTGGTTGAACAATGGCCAACCAAAGATTGGATCATGAATTTCATTAAACATCAAAACAACCCAAGCGTAACCGCTGTCGCCATAATACTTGGCAGCGATTGTATCTGGTCTGTCTCCAGCCTGAATGCTGTATTCGTGGAACACACCAAGATTGTTTTTCACCGAACTTTCAACTTTAAACCTACGAAGAATGTTGGTGAGAAAAACCTGCTGACCTTTATTGGTCAGATCGTGTGGCGTCAGAGGAAAGAATTGGAAATACTTAGACATTAACCGAACTCGCCTTTAGATGTGAACCCTTCATATCCAGGTGGAATGTAGTTTGTTGGCGTATATGGTTTCTCTGGCTCTGGTGTGCCAGTATTAACATCCGCTTCGACATTTTCTTTCGTAAGAATTTGTGTTTCTTGAAACTGCATGCTGATGTCAACAACCAAAGGAGCATTTGTTCCTTCAAAAAACGCAGGACCAGTGTCGCCGTTATATGAGACAGAAACATTCTTAAGAACACATGGCTTAAATCTGAACAATTGATCTTGTAGCGGTTGAGAGAATTGGATCTCAAATTCATTTGGATAGGTGAAACCACTATTAGATACACCGAAGTAAGATGGGAGCATATTCGTTTGAAACGCACGAACAATCTGCTTAATTTGTTCAGATTCATTTGGGTTTCTTGCAATTAACTTATACGCAAACCCAAACTCACGAAACGAAACATTTTCGAACAATGTTGCCATTCTTGGATTTAGTGCAGCACCTTCAGAATAGAACAATCCCTGCCCATATTTAACTGCAGCTGCAGCACCAGTAAGCTGACCAAGTCCCATCTTACTCAATGCTCCAATAGTTCCAGCACCGATAGCGAGGTTTGTTATTGCTTGCAATGGATCTTTTACTGCTTCTTCAGCAATACTATCAATTAATCCACCAGCATTTCCCATTGCTCTCTTAAGAGCTTGACCACCAAATTTTTTGGTAGCATTAGAAATATCTGTGTACAATTGTTCTGCAGAAATCTGTCCTGCACCAAGCCCACCCAATGCACCAAGATTTGTATTGTTGTAATTTACAGTACGATCGTCACGAAGGTTGACAGGGATTGGCAGTACGATAGTTTGTAAAACTTTGGATTTGGTCAACGCATTATTCAGATCTGTATTCTGAGAGAATCTAGATCTGATATTAAATAACATGTAGTGAATGTTATCCAAGTCGCTTGGATATTGCAATGTCTCGGCAGTTGTCGATGCATACAGTTCCTTCAGTTCGCTATTTGGACGCTGAGCAATCTTATCTTTTTGATTGAGGCTATTGAAAGTGCCGCCGACAGAGAACTTACCATCTAGTAAGCCACCGACATTCAGCCCATTACCTGCTCCGCCAAATGTGCTTTTAAGACCACCGAGATTAAATGCCATAGGAATTCCCTATATAGAATTGTTTTAGTCTATTTATACGAGTGCAATGAAGTATTACCAAGGAAGATTTCAACCAAAGTTTCCTGAGAAGTATAGAGGTGATCCTAAGAACATCATCTATCGTAGTTCATGGGAATTGAATTGCATGGCATATTTCGATCGCAATCCAGATGTGGTCTGGTGGGCAAGCGAAGAGTTTACTATTCCTTATGTCTCGCCAATAGATGGTAAGAGGCACCGATACTTTCCTGATTTTATCGTTAAGACGAAGAACGGAGATGTGGTTGTATTTGAAGTCAAACCAGCAGCACAGTCAAAACCTCCAGAAAAGAAATCCCGTATCACTAAAAAATATGTGAACGAAGTCAAGACATGGGGTATCAATCAAGCCAAATGGAAAGCAGCAGAGGAGTTCTGCGCAGACCGTCAATGGAAATTTCAAGTACTGACCGAGCAACAATTGTTTGGCAAGAAGACTAAATAGTCCATATGGCAAGCGTTTTCGATAAAATTCTCACACAAGGTGTTCGTGCAGGACAGATTCCTGCTCGCACTCAGCGTGCAAGAGATTGGTTTCGTAACATGGCTTCTGAGCAAAGACCATCTGCGGCAAGTCCAACTAAGATCTTGAGAGAATATAAGAACAAGGTAAGTGCACCGCAAGTTGGTGGCATGTATCATTTCAAATATGATCCAAAGATGAAACAGACGCTGCCGTATTATGATGCCTTTCCATTGATCTTTATGGTTGGTCCAGCTCCAGGTGGATTCTATGGCATCAATCTACATTATCTGCCGCCAAATAGCAGAGCAAGATTAATGGACGCATTGTATGAAACAGTAAACAATACAAAGTTTGATGCTTCTACCAAGTTGAGACTCTCTTATGAAATTCTCAATAAGGCAAGTCGCTTTAGATTGTTCAAACCAACATTCAAACATTACTTGGCGCAGCATGTGAAGTCTAGATTCGTTGAAGTGCAACCAAGTGATTGGGATATTGCTTTGTTCTTACCAACAGAAAAATTCAAGAAGGCAGACAAACTCTCTGTCTGGAGTAATGCATAATGGGATTACTTAGCGATCAGCTTAAAAGACAGGCAGGCGCATTTGTTGACCGTGGTCTCAATAGCTTGCTTGGAAGTTTCTTTGGGACAAACGGTGAAGCCGCTGATGGTTTCAGCATTAATAAGATGATGGCAGAATTGAACAAAAGTGGTTATGCAAGTTCTAGCCACTTTGAAGTGTTTGTTCATGGGGGCAGAAATATTGGTGAACAGGAAATGCGTTTCCGTGTCGACAGTATTGACCTTCCAGGAAGAAACTTTGCTCCAATTGACCATAAATTTACGAACATTGGTCCTGTGAATCGTATTCCAGGACAGCAATTTTATAGTGATGTCACTGCCACAATTCTTCTCAGTGAAGACATGAGAGAAAAAGAATACTTTGAGTGGTGGCAAGAAAAGATGGTGAACACAGGTGCATATGATGGCGAACAGTCTGCACAGTATGCTGCAGAAGATGCAGCAAATGAAGCGGCAAAAACGGCAGCAGAAGAAAACATGGTTGAATTTGAGCCAATTCCTTCTAAGTACAATCGCTCATATTCAAATAGTCCGTTCACGCATAGGTATTTTGACACCTATATTGGCAGTGTAGTTATTCGTCAGTATGGGCATAAGGGGGAATTGAGATCCATTCATACATTGAATGAGGCATATCCTATTCAGATGGCTCCAGTAAGTATGAATTGGGGGTCCGAAGATCCTGCTCGATTACAAGTAACATTTGCGTACAGAAATTACAAGGCAGTGTTTAATAGACAAGACCAGCCAGGAATGGGGTTTGGTTTCAGCTTTGGTTTGGGCGCAGGTGGACTCAAATTTGGCGCAAGACTTCCTGGAATTGGCAATATTGGGTTTGCAAAAGGTGCAGGACTTTCAGCGGATCTTGGAGGAATTTCTAAAAAGATTTTTGGATAATTGAATTGAGGAGAATATTATGGCTTTACCAGTAATGGCGGTGCCGACATTTAAAACAAAAATTCCATCAACAGGAAAACAAATTGAATTTCGTCCATTTTTAGTCAAAGAAGAAAAAATTCTTTTGATGGCTATGGAAGGTGGCGATAGCGCAGAAATGAGTTCTGCAATGACAAGGATTTTGCAAGAGTGCATCCTAACAAAGATTGATATAGACAGTCTTGCAACATTTGATGTTGAGTATCTTTTTCTTCAACTTCGTGGAAAGTCTGTTGGTGAGGTTATTGAAATTACTGTTGGTCACACAGGTGAAACTGAATGTCATCATAGAACACCAATCAAAATTAATATTGATGACATCAAAGTTGACGGGATCAGAAAAGATAAAAACATTAAGATCACAAATGAAATTGGTGTCAAGGTTAGATACCCATCTATGCAAGACGCATTATCGTTGAGCACTGAAGAAGAAGATGCTCCGATGAGATTGATTGCATCTTGTATAGAAGTTGTTTACGATCAAGAAAATGTGTATGACGATTTCACCGTTGAAGAAATGGTAGATTGGCTAGGAACACTCAATAAAAAGCAGTTTGATGCTATTGTGGAGTTTTTCAATGGAATTCCCAAATTAACACATAAGGTTGAGTGGGTATGTCCTGAGTGCAAACAGAAGGATTCTTTTGTACTGGAGGGTATGGCAGATTTTTTTATCTTGCACTGATACATGAATCGTTAGCAAATATGTATCAGTTGAATTTTGCCCTGATGCATCATCATAAATATAGTTTGACAGAGATTGAAAACATGATGCCGTTTGAGCGTGACATATATGTTGCGCTTTTGAAGAAACATTTGGACGAACAAGAAGAGCGGATGAAGCAAAGAAATGGCTGATGCAACATTACCGATTGTCAACGCTATTGATAATCTGAAAGAATCAAACAAAGACCAGCGTGAACGCTTGCAAAAGAGCATGCGTGCTGGATTGCTCAATGTTGTAAAAAGCATTGAAAGACTTGGTTCTAATTTGGGCAGACTCAGTTCTGTTCGTTCTCAAATTGCTGACCCTCAGCAGGAATTGCTTTCTTCTTCACCAGAAACAAGTGGCAACGAACCTCACTTTATTGACAAACTTTCCACATGGTTTGAATTCCAGACATCTCAAGGCGCAAATAAAATCGCCGAATTGGAATCCAGAAACAGAGAACAAGGAAAAACGATTCTTCAATTGAATGAAAGAGTTGTTAATGAACTTGTTCCTGCGCTCAATCACCTCAAAGAAGAAATCACAAAACTCGTTAGATATACAAGATTACAGATTAAACAAACCGCAACAGGCACGGGCATTCAAGTTACAGAAAGAATGCAAACGCTCAATAAGAGACTTGGCGAGTTTGATGAATTGTCTTCTTTCTTAAAAGAGCAACAGACTCATCTAAGAGAATCTCATAATCAATATGCGGTGCAATACTATCAACCAATCATCGATGAAGTAAGAGAAAAACTCGATGATATGAAAAGGAGTATGGCGGTTTCTGCAGATCTAGAGGAAAGAGCAAAACTTCGAAATGTTTATACTGCGTCAATGAACC